AAAAGCAGTATAGTATGTCGAGATTATTCCGGCTGCAAATTTTTTTATCTGTCAAGAAAAATTTTGAAAAAATCCATTGACATCTTATGCTGCATTTGCTAAAATAAAAATGTGATATATGTTTGCGTTTGTTTGCAGGATTTATATCTTTTTGCGTAATATGTTTTTAGACACTCAAACAGTTTTTGTCGTTAGTTTTCTGTTTGAGGTCGCTCCTCCTTAGCGGGCCCGGTGCCAACCGGGCTCTTAATATATAAAAGAAAGAAGTGATAAAATGGCAGACACCGGTTTACCAATTAAGTTTTATAAAATAAAAGAAGATAAAAACCATGTCGTGAAAACATTAGAAAATGAAATTTCAGCAACGTGCTATTTAAAAGATGACACTAGTATTTTAACACCGACAATAGTTTATGGCGGTGCACTTGGAAATATTTTAGGCTCTGGAGAAGGATCTCATCCGATTAACTACTGTCATATCCCAAGATTTGATAGATATTACTTTGTTACAGATGTACGCATAACAGCGTCACATCTTGCAGAGATAGATTTAAAATGTGATGTCTTAATGTCGCACTTGCGTCCAAGCATTGGTAACACTCCTTTGCTTGCTTCACGTTGGCAAAATGCAAGAGCTGCACAACAGTTTGTGCCGGAAGAACGTCTAAACTTGCGTACTAAAACAAGTGTATCATTTAAACAAGCATCTTATCAAATTATAGTGCCAACAGAGTATTTTATTCTATGTACTGCCGGAAGCGGAGAGCTTCCACAAACTTAAAGAAGGGAAGTGATTAAATGAATGATATTCTAATTGCAGCACATGTTGTACCTTTTGCAAGAGGTGTTAGGTGTCCCGTAGGTATTTTTGGTGGTGCGTGGATGGGCCGTAAAAATTCATTAAGCGATTATAGATATGGTTATAACCGTCAAGTTAGTATGGTAAAAATCCCTCAGGGGGAAACTGCAGAAACTCGTATTGTAGGCCTTAAAGTAGGCACTAACACGGATGGCGGTTATCAAATAGCTCTATTATCCAATAGCGGCAAAAGATGGGGAAATGTAGGCCGTTCTAAAATGAACATAGGTCTAACAAATATGAATGTATGTACTGCTTCTCTTGATGTTATTAGCGGAATGTATAGCCTAGATAATCCACAGCAACCACTATCCGGAACAAGCTTTTGGCCAACTGCTAACGTATCAAGTATAGGTGGTAATAGCAATGGATATTTCTATTCAGCTAATACAACCGGTATTTTGTCCGGAGATCAACAGTATTTAGATATTAGCAATATAGAGCAGCTTCCTATTGGAGCATGGAGTACAGAAGGCACAACATCTCCTATAGAAACATATCTAAAAAATTCAAGTACCAACTTTACTACAAATAAAGATACAACTATTAAATTTGGTGTACCTAACAATTACGCAGCATATCTAAACGGATTGAATATAAACACAGTAGAAGTTGCTAGCGATTTGTTAGATGGAGAAGTTGTGGATCCCTTAATTGGTTTTAATGGAGATGTAAACGAATATCTTAACGAGCATTACACACCCGGCTTGGGTAGTGCTTCCTCTTTTGTAGCACTCGAAAGTCCACAATATAACTATTATAATTTTGACGAGCAACCTTTATCTTATCCAGCTAGCGAGTATGCCGGAACGATTAAATATTACAATTTGCATATCACAAGCGACTATGACAAGGCCATGAATTATTTAAATAATGGAGTTATCCCGGATGATGATGAGTATGATGAGCGAGATCCAGACGCACCATGGAAGCCAGAACCCGGACCGGAGCCACCGGAGCCGGATGATGAGCAAATTGGAAATAATTCTAACGATTGTGACGATAGTGATACGGCAGAGTATAATGTTGATGCTAATACAAATTTTGGTAATAATATAAGTGGAATAAATTGGTATTATATCCGTTATAACTATTTGGAGAGTTTTATCAATTGGTTTTGGAATTCAGCTGTAAGTGATTGGAGTGCAATATTCTTCAATGCTATAACCGGATTATATGGAAATTTGCAAAACTGCATTATATCTTTAAAAAAGATAAATGTAGATCCCGAGCTTATGATAGGCACGCGAGATAATACAAGTGTTATCAAGTTAGGCCGATATTCGTATTTACCGGCTTCTCCTGGTAACTATGTGCAAGAGATTAAAGCTCCAATAAAGCAACTTAAAGAAGTTGCTAGCTTTAGCATAAATCAAGGTACTGACTTGTATAACTTCCTAGAGTATGAACCTTACACACAATATAGTTTATATTTGCCGTATGTTGGAATTGTTCCGATAGATACTAGTTTTGTTAAAAAAGAAACCTTTTCAGTACGTTGTGGAGTAGATTTTATGACCGGCGAGATACTTTACGCTGTCTTAATGGGTAAATCAATTGTAGGATATTATCAAGGTAAATGCTCCGAAGAAATTCCATTTTCAATGGAGAACGGTATTCAAATCGGTTCAAATGTAGTAAATGCAGCCGCTAATGTTGGAGCTGCCTTATCAAGTGGCGGTGTTACAGCAGTTAATTCTATTTTAGGCCAAGATATAAGTGCTCCAACAAATAACAACGTCAGCGTTCAAACAACACTCAATAAATATGGTGGGACAAAAGTAGCACTTATTAAGCAAGTACCGGAGTATTATAAGTTATATGATAACTCACAAAACTTAACTACTGGAAGCTATGGGCATGTGGCCGGATTTAAATATAATTGTGTGCATCGCTTTTCGCTAGGGGATGGTTATGTTGAGTTTGAAAATCCACATATAGATACTTGGAATACTTCTCCAACAGATGCAGAAGTCGAAGAAATTTACAGCCTAATGAAAGAAGGTATAGTTTTATGATAAATATTTTAAGAAGCAACTACAAACAGCTTTTTGATGTCAACGAAAAAAAGATGATAAATGTAAATCAGCTATTTAACTTTATGCTTGGCATGTTCGATTATAAGGGCATGCCGGATAGCTTTGATACAAGGTTTTTCGAGAGATATTTGTTGACAAATGGAAAAGCCGCAGCAGTAGAGGAAAATGGTAAATGGTATGCTAGTTTTGGAAGCTTGGCAGGCCCTATTAACGAATATCAATACGGAACTACTTTCGTATTTGCCAATCCAGTATTTAGCGGAGAGCGCTCTATATATGCTCCAGATTGCTCTATATGTTGGAACAATCCGACAATGACACCGGAGTTTTATCTTGCGTCAATCGCAGATACTATGAGCGAGTTGGAGTGCTCTGTTGATACACTTATAAATTATACCAGAGCGACAAAGGGAATTATAGCAAGAAATGATAAAGTTTTTGAACAGCTTATAACATTTTTTAGCAACTTGCGAAAAGGGAAGCCTTTTGTAATGTTATCTAAAAATGTATTAGATGATGTAATTGAAGGGAAAGACGTTAAAGACGTGCTGGAACTGGACCTAACAAATCCGGACTTATCTAATCAATTCCAGTATTTAATAAATGCACATGATAGCATTTTGCGATGGTTCATGAACTGGTACGGCCATTCTCAAGCCAACTCTAACAAGTTAGCGCAGCAGTCTGTGAGTGAGGTTGACAATGCTAACAGCGCAAGCCTTGTTATTCCAACACTTATGCTTAACGAGCGTAAGAAGTTTATAGAGGACTTTAACAAGAAAAGCGGATTGAATGCAAGTGTAGATTTTAGCGAGCTTTGGAAAAATGAAGTAAAAGAAACTTTGATAGATGATGCTCCAGAAGATGATAAGAAAGGGGATGATATAGATGATGACAAAGAAGAGAGTGAAGATTAAAAGCCTTGAACTTGACACAATCCCACAAAATGACTATCCTCTTATAAGTTATATCAAATATAACACGCAAGGCACTAACACAGTAGAAAGTATTTCTAATATAGATTTGACACCTTATGTATACTTACTTCTTGAAATGAATTACACAGAGTGGACAGCTCTAATACCTTCGCTATATTATGAAGTGGCGGGTACTACAGATGCAAAAGCCTTTGATACTTTTTATAAAGAATGGTTAAGTATTAAAAGTAGAGAATACTCACGAATTGCATCAGCTCTTTACTCTGATTATTCGCCACTTGAAAACTTCGATAGAAAAGAAGTTTATTCGGATGATGAGAGCCATTCTGGAAGCATCAGCACGACTAAAACAATTGACGGTACAGAAACAAACTCTAGAGAGTATGAGGACCAGAACGGCTCACAAGACGAGTATAGCAAAACCGGTCAAGCGATTAGTGAGCTTGCACTTGATACAATTGATACAGACAAGCATGAAACAGAAACGACTTTAACGCATAACACTACTGATACAGACATACATAGCAACACGGACACCTTGACTTTTACCGGTAGAACAAAGACGCATATGGAAAGTGCTTTTAATGATGCAGCTGACACTTTTCATAATAAATATAGAGATACGGACTCGGGTTCGGAAACGCATACTATATCAAGTGCACCGCAGGGAAACACATTAGAAAAGACCGGCACCGAAACAACTGTTGAAAAAACTCCAACAGCCGGAAATACTTTCGAACGTGGTGGAACGGAAACAACTACAAATAGTTTTGATAATTATAAGGAAACAACTGCATATAAAAAGCATTATACAGACACGAACGAACGTTCGTTCGATAACTATGAGGAAGTTGAAACAACAGACCTCTCCGGAGATGTTAGAACATTGTCACATGATGGATCACTCCATGGGAATATTGGTATTACAAAAAGCACCGATATGATAGCCGATGAGATTTCACTCCGCATAAAAAATACTTTGAGTAAGATTATACTTGATGATTTTATGAACGAGTGTTCGATATTAGAATGGGATCCTAGTGAAATATTCTGATTGGATAGAATTTCTGTATATGCTTCTAGCATTGTTTGGCTTCTGGGATATTGTCATATGGCTTTTTATCCTTAAATTTCATCATATAATATAAGGGCCCTAAAGGGCCCTTTTTAGTATTTCATACCAACTTTAACATCTTTTATGAAATTTTCTAGCCTTCGCCCGGTTGCATTATTTGCATAATAAAATTTGTTTTTATCATAACAATGAAAGAAAGTATTGACTAACAAATTATTTCTTGGTATTCCGAAGATATACCTACTATCTTTTATATCCTGCATTGTTAGCATTTTACTATCCTCATAAATACGAGTAGCCGGAGTAACATAAACACATGCACCCATCTTGTCATGAATAACAAGCTCTAGCCGTATTAACATTCCTCTATAATCTACATATAAAAATAGCTGTGGCCTTTCCAGTATCTCATATTCATCTAGTAAATAGATATGAGGATATTGCTTTATATCCCAAGTGCCTTCTCCAGTGATAGAAGTTAGTGCATGATTTTTAAAACTAAAATATAAATTATTGATTTCATTACGCAAACGCTTTTTCTGCCCGGATAGCTCTTCTAGTATAAATACATTTATTCGAGTAGAACCATTAGCACATACAAGGCTCTGGCCACGCTCTACTTGCAGTAGCTCTTCATGTATATCAAACTCATAGAAATATGGATGCTCAATCTCAATTGTATTAGCTAACATAAAAATCATTCCACTTTTGCGACTTCTAAAAATTGTACTGATGCAGTGCATAAAGTTCTCAAAAGAGTTATTTTGATGGTATTCGTCAATAAATTCATCATATAGAATAATGTCACAATTTGGATCATTAAAAGTGGACTTATACCACTCCATTCTATCAACACTCATACAATGTATGATAGGCTTGTAATCCTGCTTTATTATTTCTCCATTTTCATCTAACTGACACAAATAATAATTTCTCTTGTCATACTTGAGATAGTTCCAACCTTCTCCGAAAATACGTTCGATATAATTATATTCGTTAATAACTCCAAATATATCCACCAAGTTGGATGGAGCTATCAAATCCTTATGCGTTCTAAAATATGCAGTTGTGCAACCATACTCTCTATACATTAAAAGCGATAAAAGCAAGTATGTTGTAGTCTTTGCTCTAGCTCTCTCCGAAAGTACCATATTATATTTACAAGAAAAATCTACATGTTGCATCTTATAATCCGGCAAATCTAATTTCCTTACTTCCTTAACCATTTTACGCATATTATAGACTTTGCCAAGCATTTTATTATCATCTATATATTTTATCATTATTATCTCCCTTCTCTCTTCTTTAAGTGCTCTTGCCACTCATCTATTAAATGTAAGTAGACTTCTGCAATAGTCATTTTAAAAGGTATCTCCACAAGTGACACGCTTGAGCGTTCTTGCATTAGAGCACCATCTATAATATCATGAGTTGGCTCATCATGGTAAACACTTGTTAATTTATCAGCACACTCTATATCTAATAAAAGTCCATTATGGAATATATCAAATATATCAGCGTTTAGGTCCTCACAATATTTAATAAGAGCATTCTTTGGAAGCCCTGCAATAGTTACATTGATTTTCTCGTCATTCTCCCAAATGTATCTTTTAGCTCCCAAAGTTTTAAATCTCTTTGTAACCGCTTCAATTTCCCAAGTCCCAAGCTCTAGCAAATAATCTTCTTTCAATAATCTGCGATTATTCTCACGGATAGAATTATTTAATAAATCTATATATAGTCTGTTATCTGCACTATCCACACACTCACAGCTATCTGTATCATTATAAGCGCACTCTTGGAGCTTAACAGTTAAATTTATAAGGTCCTGCCTTGCGTGAGCTGTGCACCATATTCCCCACTGTGGAAGTAGCACACTGCCTTTTACTTGGTCCCAGTATTCATCTGCGCTTACTTCTTCAAGCTCTCCATCTGAATTTATTTCATAGTCGAACTCAAGAAGCCTAGTTACCATCATTCCATAGATACTATTTAAGTTAGCTTTATTATTTGAATACTCTGGAGTACCCTTTGGAGTATTCTCTTTGATTTCAAAATATCGCTTGATTACATTTCTTATATATTCCGGCAAAAGTCCACACTCACACACTTGGAGCTCTAGGCACTCCATCCGCTCCCAGTTATATATCTTGTGATAATTTTGTAGATCAATATCGGTTAGCATTACTTTGATATAATCAGCTTTTAAAATCCTACCATTGTCTATTATTGTGTTATCACTTTTAATAACTTTATGCTCACTCTCTAGACTTATCCCATCCTTACTCTTGATATTATAGAATTCAAATATTCCATAATAACACATATCTGGAATATTATCATAATATTTATAGTCATGCTCTGCTGATTTAAAATGCCCTATAGGATATTTTTTAGTAAGCATCTGATAAGGATATGAGCTCTTTTTGTCAACTATCATAATATTGTTAAGCACTCTATTGATATATTTCAAGTGTCCGTGAACGTATCCGCCACGGAAAAGCCATTTAAACCACTCATGATATTGATGCTCTACCGGTTGTTTGCTTCCGATGTCCTGCAATACATCTTTTGCAAATCCCTTTGTTAGCTTAAAAAATTCTTGCTTCACGTCATGTCTAACAATTCCGGTTTTGGTTAGCGGAATACGTTTAAAATGCTTAAGTATATACTTATGGAAGTCTGTTAGTATCAATACATCCTCTTCTATATACTTTTGCTCTTCTGGAGTTAGCTTTGTCCATGAGTTTCTTAACTTCTTGTAATCTAGATCCCCTATCATCTTTTTTCTTGAAGTAAAATTTTTAGCGAGGTAATCAAGATTTCCGCCACTAACAGCTAGAGCATCCCTAAACTCTAACGGACCGGAAGCAGCTAACAATATATATCTTTTTGTTTTTGCCACAACTCTATCGAATTCTATCCATTTCCTCATAAATTGGAATTCAAAAGATAGATTTGCTACCCATATTATTAGCTTCTTGGTATCATCCAAATCATTGTTTGCTTTTAATTTATCAATAATCTCTGCTACCTCTTCCCAAGTCCTGCATGATATTGTTTGCTCTCCAATTCCAAAGGTGGCAATATACATATAAGAGTTAGCTTTTATTATCTTATCTTTTTTATCACGTTCTATAATTGTAGAAGTTTCAATATCAAATGCTAAACCTTCCTTATTTACTTGCAGTTTTTTACCCATCTTTTGAAAATGCAATTTAAAAATATTATCATTTTCAAGTGCTTCATAATATGTTATCATTTCTACACCTACCTTTTAAAATCTCGCTTCCAGATGTCAATCATCCCCAAAAGCATCCTACCTTCCCAAGCTTTGCGCTTCGGATCCGTTTCGATTTTATAAATCTTATAACTCTCTAGTAAATTATTTGCTTGCTCTTTTAGCTCCTGCGGGAACCGGTCTGCATTATCTTTGTCTAATACTTCATAAAGCTGCGGAGCGATTGCATTAAATGCATCCTCTATACGTGTATTAAATTCCATTGTAGTCCTAAATTCTTCCCAAGTGCTCTCTTGGTACTCCCTTCCTTTCTCTTTAGCTTCTTTTTTCTTCATCTTGTCATATGCTCTCTTTATCTCTGCCACAGTTGGCTGTAATGCTATCGCTTCTATATAAGGCCAAGCATCATCATCAGATGCAGCTGTTTGTGGCTTGATAATCTTTCCGTTAGATACATATTGTTCCGGTATCATAGAAAGCATATTTTCTATTCGTTTATACTCCGGACTTTCTTCTCCGAAAGTCTTTTTATAACTATCTATCCTATAGTTGGCTCGGTTAACCGCCGAGCCACTACGGTATATGTAAGATCCCGCCAAGTGCATCAATCCTTTCTATCAATTCTATCTGGATCCACTTCTCTTTGTAAATCATCATACTCTGTTAAATATGCTCTAACCTTCATACGATTGAAATGTGTGCAAAAGCTGTCTATAATATTGATAATCTTATCTTTTTCTTGGTTGTTCAATCTCCAGTCCTCACGCACGAAGCGAATTAAATCATTACTATCTATTTTCATAGTTTAACTCCTTTCAAATTGTTAATATCAATTGCTACTGGATATCCATTACTATCCAGTGTATACTTTGCGCTATCTTTGTAGAAAGTGCAACCTTTGCAGCTCTTTTTAGTTAGTGCGTGACAATAGTCAAATCCTCTATCGAATACGCACTTATTTATTCTTTCTACTACTTCTCTATTCATCTTTATTATCTCCCTTCACATCTAACTCAATTCCTTCTATCTCTGCTCTTTCTCTTAATATCATTTCATAACCCCGCATGTAAAACAATTGCACCAACAAATGCCCAACGTCACATTTTGGGTTAAAATCTAATTGCTTATTATTTAATTTATTAATAAGCTTTTTTAATTTTTCAAGTCTAATTTTAACTTGATAATACTCTGCTTTAAACCTTTCCTTATAATCTGTACTTGACATTCCCTTGATAGTGTCTTTTAATTCTCTATTTTTCATCTTTGTGATCTCCTTCCCATTCTTCTGAAGAATAATAATTTTTAATTCCATATTTTTTATATATTGCTTCATTGCATAATGATGTAATAAACTTACCAAATTTATCCTCGCTTTTAAAAGCTTCTTTTAATTCCTCTTTGTTTCGTTTTATTGTATATTTTTTAGGAAAAACAAAAACATCATTTACAGCTTTTGCATATGCTATCTCTTTTTGTAAGCATTCTCTTGAATATTTCAGAGCTTTTAAATATATGGGGTCCTCATAATATTTAAACAATATTTCAATTTTTCTTAAAGCGTCAACTGCTTCAATCTTTTCTTGTAATGTCATTATACAACACTCCTTTCTAAAATGCACTAGTAAAATTTTTATATACTTCATATTCTCTTGACAACTCATATCTACCGAGCATTGCATTGTGATGTATTCCATATTCAATCGCTTCTTGTTCTGTGTCAAATGTTTCAAATTCACTTGTCCAACCTTCTAGACTTGTTTCTGTCCAGCATCTGCACACCCACCCTATAAATATTTGTTTCTTCATAATATGCACTCTCCTTTGCGTTTTTTATTTTATTATATCATAAATTTTACTATTTCTCATTGATTTATTATGCACAATTATTGATTTATCTTGCTTATTTTAAAAGGGCCCACATAGGGCCCTTGGTAAAAGGTGTGAATATTTATGATTAATATAAACTCTTAATCGTTAATAAATGCTACCATGCCGAATGTACTATCGAGCAAGTAGTTAAGCAGCTCATGATGGAATTCGTTCCAGAAGTCAGCACAAGCTGTATAACTGGATGTTACCTTTGAACGGCGCAAGCACATGCCCATAGCTCGTTTATCGAAAGCGATACCAATTACATTGCTAATAGTAACCGGATCCGTTCCGATTTTAAGCTTTGTAGCTGCTTCAGCTGTGAGCATGATTTTTGAGTTAGTTGCATACTCAAAATTTTCAACTGTTGAGTTGATTGTTTCCTGCGTTCCCTGCCAGAAGGCTACTTCGTCATAATCTCCGATTGATAAATCGTTTGGATTGTATGCGCGAGCAAGCAAGTCAAATTTTACGGATGCCGCGAAATCTGTTAACAAAATTTTTCCAATTTCATCTGCAAACATTGGAATGGTTCCATCATTAAATGCTGTTGTAATCTCTTCCATGAATTTTGTTGTTTTGTAAATCTGCTTGCAACAATATGCAAGATAGTCAGCATTTTCGAGAGCTTCTTCGCTGGTTACATCACTCTCTACAATACCTTTTGCTTTTGCTTCTGTAAGTAAGTGTCTAGCATTGTTAAGTCCGCCAGCGGCTGCACTAACAGCGATACCGCACGATACAATCATATGCTCATACATATTGAGTGCAAAATTAATAGTGTTGCGCACTTGCATACGGATCCCGGACAGATACAAGTTGAGCCGGTCCCAAGAGCGGAATGCTTCACGGAGCTCTTCGCTCTGGATGGAGATAGGGCTCATAATTGGCTTTGCTTCCTCAAAAATCTTTGTTACAGCACGTGAGCCGTAATAAGTATGCTCAATTTCACTGTAATCTGTTCCGTCAACAGTATTATACATAGGATCATCAATAATCTTTGTTAGATCAAGTACAGTACGTTCAATAAATCCGCCCCATTCAAAACTATCTACATAGAGAGAATTAAGTCGCTTTTTGTACTCGTTGTTAAGCAGCTCAAATTTACCAAGTAAGCTGATAAGGGAATTTGTGAACTTCTCAACTGTTCCCGGCTGTGTTACTTCTCGTCCAATGTCTGCAAGTTTTGCACTGTTGATAGCAGAGATCTCTCCGAGCTGGTCCATGTACTCCGAACCCATGGCCTGCGCAAGAGATTTTTTCGTTATTTCTACAACATTTTCAAATTTCATTTGTTATCATTTCCTTTCATTATTAGTATTAGTTGGTTGATTGCTTGTGTGTTATTATAGACTAAAGTTTCCATTTCATCTGTTTTTTTGACAATGTACCAGAATTCTACTAAAGCCATAACAACCGGAAACCCTAACACACTAACCGCATCAACTATATTCATTATATCAACCCCTTTTTAGAATTCTTTGAGCGGATTGTATCTCTCATCAACACGGATTGCATTGACAAATCCATTTTCAAACTTTAATGTTACTTTACTCTTGGCCGGAATATTAACCGCTTCAACATATCCATCCTCATCCATGCACTGGAGTTTATATTTTGACGAAATATAAATGTAGCAGTTTTTCAATTCCTCTTTGGCAGCATACTCTATTGCTTCATTGAAAATCTTGACATAGTACTCGAAGCCTTCCAGATCAAGAATTTTGTCGCGAAAATCTGTGGCCTGCTTTACTGTCAATGAGAAAGTTATTGCTTTGTTACTTTTTACTTTGTGGATTTTTGCACCGAGATAAAGTGCTTCATTATTTTTTGCCATTTTAATAACCTCTTTTCTTTTGACATACTCCGAAAATGTTCGGGAGCTACCGGCGCCTCCGGCCTGCTCCCTTAAATAAACTTAAAGTGGTAATGAGTTAGTGTTACTAAGCGAAGCATATCAATTATTATGCTTCTAATAAAATCTTATGCAGTCAGAAAATTTTACTAGAAATTTACTGTTACAAATATAGTTTAGCAAATGATGCTAAAGTTGTCAATGGATTTTGCAAAAGTTTTTCTTGACAGATAAAAAAATTTGGGCCCGGAATAATCTCGGCATACTATACTGCTTTT